TTGACCAACTTAATTTGAAGATTATTAATGTGACTACCACTAATAACAGGATGCCCCAGTTCCAAAAGGGTGGACCACATAATGTCTCTGGCTTGTCCCTGAGTAGGTGCGACGTAAAATACATGGCCTCTGTCCGCCTGTAGTGCGTTTACAATTAACATCCACGCAGCTAATCTGGACTTACCAGTACGTCGTCCTGCTGCAACTATTTTAAATCTAGTACTGTCTGCCCAGACATCTTGTTGCCACGGCAGTAGTTCTATATTAAGATCCACTAATACGTCCACATAACGGGTGTTGTCCCGCGTGTATCCACATGTACAAAGGTATCAGCAATGCCAATTCCTGCGAAGCCTAGACGAAGAGCCTCTTCTACAATTTTAAGGCGAAACACGGCGTTTGTTATTTTTATATCCGCCGCGATGCCTTGGGCATGTGTTCCGGGTACGTCTTTCTTAGCCTCTATCGGATGCTCAGTCGGGTGTCGATACCCGCTGGTGATCGTGAAAGGAAACCCGCACGCCTCTCTCAACTCGTCTAACTTCTTTAGGAAGTCTTTTTCCATGTTATTGGTGCCAGTGACTTGACAATTAAACTCTGAAGGATCAAAATGTTTAAGATTCATCTACTATTTCGCCTTCTATTGTTGTAGGTTCACCCACATCAACAGCACCAACACCGCTAATGTTAATTTGAATGGCATTACGACCACCATCTTTAACAATATCCTTTTCAAACGCTGCAACGGGCAGTATTCTGTCCATAACAAGCTTCCATGCCGCTGCTTGATTTTTATGATCGTGGTCAAGAGCTGCTTCAAAGATAGTGTCTAGCACTTTTCTTGACTTTGGAGACGCCAACATCCGTGCTTTGTATTCGTTTATGACCGCAGCGTCACCCTTTGGGCGACCAACAGCGTTGCGATTACCTTTTTTTACTGTTGTAACGTCACTTTTACGCGGTCTTCCACGCTTTCGGCGAGGAGGATTATCAACATTTGACATACATACCTCTTATAAGACTCTTTAAAGTCTCGTTACCGTGCTTATATGACATACATTTAATAATTATCATATAAAATTTATCTTACTCAGCGCGGTAAAGAATCTTTAAAGACATAATATACTATTTATTGTACCATACTTTTGATGATTTGTCAAGCATTATTTTAAACAAGACTCTACTGTCCTTTAAACTGTACCAGCACGGTCCAGATTCTGCACCGCTTAAGCCTTTGATTTATATGTTGTTTCTTGTTAGATAACTAGGGGTTATTTTAAGGTTCAATTTTGATCTTTTTTGTGTCTAGGTAGCAACACACGCACACGCCGCAGTCACAGCCCCTCCCCGCCCAAGTTATCCACAGCTTATCAACAGAGTTATCCACAGGTCAGTGTCAAAACAGAACCTACTCAGTACCAAAATAGAACTGACAAGGTGAGGTGTGAGAGTCTAGGTTGGTACTTCATAGCCACACCATAGCCACACAATAGGTAACACTTGCTGCGTTACTGGTAACACTTTAGGTAACACAATCGGTTACATACAGTAACAAAGTACCACTACTCGCAGGTAACAGATCAGACATGGTAAAAGCTAAGTGTTTGTTTTTGTTAGTGTTTTTATTGTTGGCACAGACTTGGCAGTATCTATAGCGTCTAACAAACAAACGGAGACAGACGACATGAGCAACACACTTTGTAAAGTATTCGCAGAGCAACTAGCAGACAAAATTGTAATGCTGGAAGACGCAACATGGGATTGGAATTATCATCTACAGAGACGTGATGTAGCTTTAGACGATCGAGATTTTGAGTATGCGGAGTGGCACATGGGCGAATGTAATAAAGCCTTCGAACGAATGTCGCAGATTCGTGACGATCTTGAATCAATTGGTATTGATCTAAGAGCGGCGCAGCGCAAACTGACAGAGCAACAAATGACAGAGCGTAAAGCTAAAGACAAAGCCGCGTAAGCGGCTCCACAACTCAACGGAGACATTCAAAATGTTGAAATTATCAAAAGCTAGCAAGATGCCTTGTCGGTCATGGTCACTGCAAGCGTTAGACACTTGTCCGGCATCAAAGAACAAAGACGGGTCGCTAGTAGATGCCTGCAAAGGATGCTACGCAACTACTGGCAACTATCGCTTCAAGAACGTCAAAGCGCCGCGAGAGCATAACAAAGAGGATTGGAAGCGTTCGGAATGGGTCGCTGATATGGTCGCAGAGTTAGACAATGATCGGTACTTTCGATGGTTTGACAGCGGCGATGTTTACGATCTGCGCCTAGCTCACAAGATCTTGGAAGTAATGACAGCGACGCCGTGGGTTAAGCATTGGTTGCCAACGCGGATGCATAAGTTTGTAAAGTTTAGAGACGTGTTAGCACAGATGGAAGCGTTGCCAAACGTTGTCATCCGTCGATCATCTGACAGTATCACCGGCGAGACTATCGAAGGCGCTACCACGTCCACGATAGCGACGCTTGACAGTGTACCAGTAGGCGCGGCAGTCTGTGAGGCATACACGCGAGCGGGCAAGTGTGGGACATGTCGAGCGTGTTGGGACAAGGATGTATCGGTTGTATGTTACATCGGACATGGTAAGACAATGGAAAAGAATCAACGGAACATCATAGCGAGGGCGGCATAATGAACGCAAAGGAACTAGAAGAGATTATTACCGAATCAGTAAACAAGCACACAACAATTGTTATGTCTCAGTTGTGGGGCGTTGATGAAGAGACGGTGCTTGACAGAGTAAACAAGGAAGGAAGCGAGAAAGATTTATTCAGGGCGATACGCTCAGACATGATAAAGAACATTGACCCAAAAGAAATAGCGAGGCGATTATGAACCCAACACTACTTGACATTGCGATTCTGTTTAGCTTTGTGCCAGTCTGGGCTGGCCTTTGCTGGGCTTATGAGAACTGGACAGATCCACGAGCGAGACGCAGACGACAGCGTAAGGCACGACGCAAGGCACTACGCAGAGACTTACATCGACAAGGGAGGCTGCTTAAATGAGATTCACAACGGCGCATAGGTACTACAACGGACCCGCTAACGTAGGAAACAACGGGATTGTTATTGAAACAGAGCGATATTTGATTGACATTTATTTTACTGGTACCTTTAGACTATCGACGGCGTACGTCCCAGCCGATGAGTTTAGCGGTGAGAGTTACATCGCGTGGCTTGGGTGGTTACACATTGAGATAACAGGACAGGCAGTATTGGAGGCGTGAGTGGGACGCAAACAAAACGTAGTGATTGAGGTAAAAGATTACTACATGTCACAAGCAGAAGTAGCAAAGGCACTGGGCTTGACTAGATCAGAAGTTCAGCAGGCAGAAACAAGAGGTTTGCAAAAGCTGAAGCGATCCGGCAAGCTAGACAGATTCTTAGGAGCAAAGGAGTGAGACATGACATATCAAAAGTTAATTGAAACATTGTTACGCATGGATGATCGTTACTTGAAACAAGAGGTTTGTTACAGTAGAGGTGAGGATGACTTGCAGCTTATTAACGCAGTAAAGATCACACACTTTACGTACCGTGTAGATGATGCAAGTATGCCTGAAGAAGGTCATTTTGTTTTAACGTTTGACTAGGAGAAAGACATGATTGGAATGAATGTTATGTATACCGTGGAGTTATACGACGATATATGGTCGCAGGTTTGGTCGATAGACTGTATTGATCAAGCGAAGGACTACGTATATTCTAAACGTGGCAATGGTAAGCGTTATCGAATTGTCAAGCACACAACGGAGGTGATTTATGAAACTTGAATGTAACATGTATGATCTTGATATGACTGCAGACGTGCAAGTCCAGTATGTCTATGACTGGCGTGAAAAAAGAGTCGAGTTAACATCTGTCAAGTGGTACGGATCAGAAATAGTGGAGCACATCAACGACAAAACTTATGACAAGATTGTTGAACATATTGTTGACGAGTACATTTGATGTGTGTTTATAATCTACACAGAAGAGCATATAAGACTATCTTAAATTTATTATCTTATAAGGTATTTAACCTATGAGTATCTCTAAAGAGCAGAAGATAATGGAACTTGTTGAACGGCAGTTGGACTTGTTAACCGTAACGGAAGCGTTGAACATTGCAGGGGGATTTTTCACTGAGTTGTTAGAGTCAATGGATGACGGCGAGATTGATGAACTGTACAGCGACATGGGAGCAGGCAGACATGGCCTTCACTGAAACACACCAGCCTTGTTCAGATTGCGGTAGCAGTGATGCGTTATCGTACAATGAGGACGGCTCTAGTTATTGTTTTAACTGTAGCAAGTACACCAAAGCCGCCAGCAGAGACAACGTGCGAGAGCTAGGATCTATCAGCGATGCACCAAAGCCATCGTTTAGCCAGACAGAACACCGTTTAATCACGGCGGAGTACCGTTCGATAACTGACCGTCTCATTACAGGAACAACGGCGAAGAAGTACGCAGCACTTAAGCAGGGTGACGTTACAACATTCGGTTACTACAACCCTGACGATCCTACAAAACCCATAGCCGCCAAGGTACGCAACCCTGACAAACGGTTCAGTATCATTGGTGATTGGAAGCAGGCTGGCTTGTATGGTCAACACTTGTTTCCTGAAGGCGGTAAGTATGTGACTATCGTTGAAGGTGAATATGATGCGTTAGCGGCTCACCAGATGACAGGTAGTATGTATCCCGTTGTCAGTGTCCGTAACGGTGCAACGTCGGCGGCAAAGGACTGTCGCCTCTTTTATGATTGGCTGAACAGCTTCGAGAACATTGTTATATGCTTCGATGCTGACGAGCCGGGGCAGAAGGCGGCAAAGGAGTGTGCTGATCTGTTCGGTAACAAGGCTAGGATTGTTAAGCACGTCAACGGCTACAAGGATGCGTGTGATTACCTTGTTAACAATCAGTCAGAGCTATACACCAAAGCGTTCTGGTCAGCACAGCCTTACACACCTGAAGGCATCGTCGGTGCTGGTGAGCTACGTGATCTGATTAAGAAGCCACTAACCAAGGCGAAGGTACAGTACCCGTTCGATGGACTGAACAAACACCTGTACGGTATACGCACCTCTGAGTTGGTTACTATTTGTGCAGGCTCTGGACTAGGTAAGTCAACGCTTCTGCGTGAGATAGTCAGTTCCATTATGGCACAGTCTGAGGATAACCTTGGGTTGATGTTCCTTGAGGAGACACCAGAGCGTACCATGCGTGGCCTTGTAGGTCTTGAACTAAACAAGCCTATCCACCTACCTGACTGTGAGTATGACGACACTGACATTGATCTAGTGTACGACACGATGGACTATGAGAACCGTGTGTATCTGTGGGAACACTTCGGCAGTAACGAGATAGAAAACGTACTGGGCAGGATGAGATACTTTGTCAAGGTACTAGGCGTACGTTATATCGTACTGGATCACGTGTCTATCCTTGTCTCTGACCAGAGCAACGGTGATGAGCGACGTGCCTTGGACATGATCATGACTAAGCTACGCACGTTCGTACAAGAGATGGGTATTTGTATGTTCCTTGTAAGCCACCTGAGACGACCTGAAGGGAAGCAGTTGGAGGATGGTGCTGTCACTAGCCTTGGTATGTTACGTGGCTCTGCGTCGATTGCACAGCTGTCTGATGCCGTCATCGGTGCTGAACGTAACAGTCAGAGTGATGATCCTGTTGTCAGAAACACGACCGTGCTGCGTGTGTTGAAGAACCGCTACACCGGCAAGACAGGGAAGGCGTGTGAGGTGTTCTACAACGAGGCGACAGGGCGGTTGACACAGCGTGAGGAGAAGCACAATGATATCCTATAAGCTAGGAAAGAACGAACAAAAGGTCTGTCAATCTATTGCAAAGATGCGTTACGAGAACGCCAGAGAAAAAGGTTTTGGGCAGGATAAAAACGTAGTCAATGTGGAATCGTACAAGAACATTGACGTTGACGGTGTTGGTTCTGAAATGGCAGCAGCAAAGATACTCAATGTGTACTATGACATTGAAACAGACTTCCAAGCACACGAGTTACCAGCATACGACATGATACACAAAGGTAAAACTGTCGATGTGAAGACAACGAAGTATAGAACAGGTAGACTTATCGTAATGCCTCACAAGAAACACGATCAGTGTGAGATATATTTGCTAGTAGTGGGGGAGTTTCCTGAGTATACTGTAGTAGGTTATGCAACGTATGATGATATAGTACAAGAGCAAAACTGGGGTGATCCTTTTGGTCGTAACAGACCTGCATACTTTTTAGATCAGCATAAGCTGACAGCTGTAGAGGAACTAATTGAATGAGGTGTATAGCGTGTGACGTAGAGCTAACAGACTACGAAGCAACAAGACGATTTGCTGTTAGCCAAGAGTTTGTAGACTTGTGCAACAAGTGCTTCGCTGTTAGTCTTGATGACGGTGATGTGATTGACCGCGCCGATCTACGTACACTCGCAGACATAGAGGAGATGATTTACCATGAGCAAGATTGGGAGTTGGATATTGGAACAGGAACAGTTGATGGAGACTTATCAGAAGTTTAACCACGACACTGAACGTAACAAACTGAACGAGACTTATCATGAATACCTGTTACTTGGATATAGAAACCACTTTGGATCACTCAACGATCTGGTGTGCAGTTACGAAGGTGAAGAACGATATACAAGTTCACACCTCGCCAGATACATTACAGAAGGTGTTGAATAATGCAGACGAAATCGTTGGACATAACCTCATCGGATTCGACGTGGGTGTTCTTGATCGTGTTTGGAACGTACGGGTTGCTAGGCATCTTGTTGTGGATACTCTCTACCTCTCCAGACTCTACAACCCCAGCCAAGACGGGGGACATTCACTGCGTAATTGGGGAAC